AATGATGGTGGCTAAGTCTTCAGCACCAATCTCCAACAGCTTGCGGATGAAGGCCCGACCAATAGTCCCATAATGGACTGACACGAAGTTATAAATACGTTGTCCTGCATCTGTAGACTTCTCGAATAACGGATGCGGGGTGACTGTGATCTCAAAGAGGCGCATCATCTGAGCGTCGGTCTCCAAGCCAGTCGATATAAGCGAGGCATTCAGAGACTTATTGGCAGATGTTATACAGGGTAACCGCCACGTACGGGCGTTGCGTTCCTCTGCAGTGCGAGTCAGTCGAGCCTTCTCTCTACCCTGCGACACATCGTACAGGAAATCACCGATGTCTTTAGCCGCCATCGTGGTGGCTTCATCAATCGTCATGGGCAGGTTGTTGCATAGACCCATGCGGGCATAGAGGGCATTGTGTGTAAACTTGGATGCGTAATGGAGCATATCAGGATTGCCCCATAGGGACTGAATCATAAGCTGAGCTAATGACTTGCCTGACCCTGACGGCCCGTACAGATTGATGGTCAAGCCCTTGATGCCGGTGAACTCGAACATCGGTGCCGCCAGACCAATCATCATAGCCCATCCTTGGATGGGCAGTCTGCCTTTATCAATAATGCTGGTGAAGTTGGTGGCTTCTTCCAACGTACCAGATACGCCGTACATGGTAGGGGCTGCGCGGTTTGATGTCTGTGAAATCGAGACAACTTCTTCCGATACGGAGCCATCATCGTGCCGTCTGAACAGCGTGTCGCCAATTAGGAATTGTGACCTATCATCCTTCCACCCCATAGAAGTGTGGATGTTGGTCATGGCTTTCATCTTACGCAGTTCATCCATGTAGGTGCGCAGAAGCATCTGGAATTTTTCCGTCTGATGTTTGTGGAGTAGCACAATACCTTGGTCTGCGATGGCCGACGCGAACTCGCGGCTTCCGTCAGCTAGGTAGGCTTGCCTGAATACCAGTGGTTGCCACCCAGCATGGGGTCTGTTCCACCTGTATCGTACAGTCTCGTAGCCCAGCGCCTCGTCGCGCCCATAGCCAACGGGGTACAGGTCGAAGGGGCAAATGTCTACGTCGGTGCTGTCAATCGTCTGCTTAATGCCACCGTCGCTAGCGCGTTTGTATGCCCGTGGTAGTGGCGTGAGGTGGGCCACTTCGTCGGGTGCGGAAGGATCAATCTCAACAGACTTATATGTTACGCCAATCGAGCAGGGAGTTGTTATGCTTCCTTTGAACTTGCATTTGTCGCATCCACTTGAACGCAGTTCTTGAAACTTGTTGCAGGTTGTCGGCCCTGAGACTGACGCCTTCCAATGCTCTAGCTTAGCTACAGTCTTATCGTAGCTGTACTCTGGGTGGTCTTTACTCCATGCCACGGCAGTGGCCTCTGGGTCTTCGCAATAGGCGGCGATGCCCAGCAAGGCATACCAGAACGGCTCTTGGACTTTCTTCTGGTTCTCTACACCCCACCGAATCTGCTGGCACTTATCCACCGCCGCAGTGGTGCTGGTCGGGGGGAACTCTGTCTTGGTGCTGAGATCAATCAGCGGAGTGAACTGCGCGCTCGGTGGTCTTATCTTTATTTGGTTAACACGATACGGCGACAGTATCCTGTCAATATATTCTACGTTGTGTGTCTCATCCTTTGCTAACAAACTAGTTACAAGTTCCCCGCCCTTCGTGTTGATCGTCCCGACTGGCCGTAGTATGCGGGCGCTGTCGGCTGGCACCACGGGATCAACCTCAAACTTAAGCTGCTGCGTTGCGTTCTTCAGTGCGTCGGCCAGCGGTTGCCATTCATCACGCGGCAACTCACGATCTAGAATCCAGTACGCATGGAGTCCGTTGCCCGATGAGACAATCATTGGCGTCGGAAGCTGCGTCTCTTTAACAAATGTGGATAAGGCTTTAAGCCCATCGCGCTGGGTGAGGTATGGTTTATCCACACCGCAATCAATATCTAGATATAAAGACTTTAAGCTATGCACATTATCTTGTTTTCGACCGCCAGTGTTCGTAACAAATGATGCAACTGCGAAGTACGCATTGCCACCACCAGCACTGATACCGTCTACTACTGTCTCTAGAGATGCTATGTTGTCCACAAAGCGGTGCAGCAAAACTTTTTTATTCTTAATCGCAACGGCGACATAGTACCCATCAGATGGAAGTACCCGCTGAAGAAAATCCAACGTATTCATAGTGATGTCCACGGCATGATGAAAACGGGGAGGTTTTACCTCCCCGAATGTTTGAGTTTACGCGCCGTACTCAAGCGCCGCAAGTAGTCTTTGTAATCTATCTTGGTGTTCTAACTTGCGTACTTCTAACGACGGCCAGTCGTGGTCTTTCACAAGACCAATGAGACGACGAATGATTCGCTTTGCGTTAGTCAAGTTCTTTTGGCGAAGCGGTGTACCTTTGATCCAACTAAGGTATGTAATCCTAGATACACCGAAGATTTGCGCCATGTCGTTCTGCGTAATCATTAGATGTTTACGCAGCACCTCAACTTTAGCAAAGTCTATCTGGTCAAGCATCGTCCGCGTCCATCTCGCCAAGCAAGCCAGCGATTTCGTCAGCTATATCGCTAACGCTCTCCGCTTTAACGGGCGCAACTTTAGCCGCTGCTTTGGGTTTAGCAGATTCTTGCGCAACGGGCTTCGCTTTTGCAGCGCCGAAACCACGGATCGGTTTAGGTGCTTCCTCTGCTTCAGCTTCTTCAACCTGCACAGGTTCGGGTTTAGCTGCGGCTTTGACAAGCACTGGCTTCGGAGCTTCCTTGGGTGCGGGAATAGCCGCGACCGCTGCAGAAGCAGACTCACCTGTGATCTCCTTAACCTTGTCGGAGTTGAACAGCGGCGCAACTGCATCAATAGTTTCTTCATCTAAGAACCCACCGAAACCAAACTGCAACTTAGGATACGTGGCGTCTGTATCAAACGACACACGAGTGCGAACAACCTCCGGCCCCATGCCGCGCATAATCAATTCTTTCTGGTACACGTTGAGGCTTTTCATAGCCGTCGCAGTAACCTCAAGAAGATAGACCGGTCCGGTCGGATCGTCGGCAGCGACGACAGCAAGACGCTTCTTATCAGCGCAACGCTTACCATTACCATTCTTGGCAGAACCAAACTTGTTCCACTCACACGTAGCGCAGATGTCATTCTGCGGTTCAGCAACGTCAGGGTTCGGACGTACACCGTTCAGCGAGTAGCAATCAGGCGCAGCCGGTTCAGCGTTGGGGTCCCAGTCAGAAGCATAGTACGTCTTCGACGGATGCGGGTTAGCGCCGACGGTGATAACGTCGAGCGCAGTGGTTTCCAGCACAGTCTCGGCGTCACCATCCTTGATACGGAAACGGCTACCCTTAATCGAGATGCGAGGAAACGACTCACCACCACCGATGCCACCCATGATGGCGGTAGCCAGAGCCGAAGGCTGACCCATACGCTTAGCGATGTGAGCCGGAACCTGAATGTTAGCGGGAATAAGATTGCTCATGTTGTCCTCTTACTTAAGGTTAAGACGCATTTGCGCCTGTGATGTCAGGATTTGTTCTGACAATTCCTGTATGCTCTTGCAGTAGATCATCTTAGATGGTGACTCATCTAAGACTTCTGTTCTAAGCAAGTATCCATTCTGGATTTCGTAGACTATGAACGCTGCCCTAGCGCAGTGATTCGGATTGAACTTGTCGATCACATCCGCTGGATATATGCCACCGGGATACGCTTGGGTTACTTGCGATGACGCCCACTTTTGTTTCTTTCCCATTGCCTTACTCTCCTTTCGCCGCTGGCTTGCGGACATTGACACTCAGCTTGGTGCCGTAGTTAACGCCAGCGGGTACTTCCTTATGCGCTTCGATATAGCTACGCACTGCAGTCTTGCTGATGCGGCGCTCAAGCATATCGTACGCTTCATTTGTTTTGATGAATGACAAGACTGCATCCCAATCAGCGACGTTGGCAAAGTCAACCGTGGTTAAGAACGCAGTACCAGCGTTGGTCTTGAAGGATGTAACCCCCTGCTCGGTGGCTTTCTCCCTTATCCAAGTCTCGAACTTCTCCATCTTCTGCACAATTTCTTGCACTTTGCTATCAGCCTCGGCTTCGATAGCTTTCTTCTTATCGCGCAGTTTCATATAGGCCGCGACGACCTGTTCCACTGTTACATCCATTGCCTTACCTCTTAGCGTGTTTCTTGTTGTATCAAATCCAACAACAGACCTTGTAGCTTTTGCTTATTCATAAGTCTGCTGTACATCTTATGCTCTAGTTCAGTCGCTTCTATGTGGATGACATTCGATACATGCCGCTTGCCAATACGTTCAATGCGACCGTTTGCCTGAACATACTGTTCGTTGCTAGTCACTGGTCCATACCAGATCACAGTACTCGCAGATGTCAGCGTTAACCCATGCGCCATCGTGGCAGGATGCGCGATCAACACATGGGGATCACTTTCGTTCTGAAAGTTGTGGAAGATGACATTGCGCTTCGATGAACTGACAGAACCGTTGACGACGCCGACAGTCCAATGCTTAGACAACTCACGCTCTAACATTTCCAGTGTCCCGGTCAGTGGGACGAATACGATAACTTTTTCTCCGGCCTCCTCTATAAGTTCCTTAACCAGATTAACTCGCGGCGCACATTCAAGTTCGACGTTGGTGCCATCGTCATCGTACGCTACGCCACAAGCTATCTGCACAAGTTTCTGCATCTTGACTGCTTCGTTAACAGCCGTGATGGTGCCAGCCTCAGTGCCGGACTCAGTAACCAGATGGCGAATCATCGCCTGATAATGCTTTCTCTGGTCAGGTGTCAGTTCAACCTTACGTGTCTGCGTTATGGTGTCAGGCAGATCGAAACATTCATCTCTGGTATAACGCACAGCCGGTTGCAGTACGTTCTTTACAAGCTCCATACTGTTCGGACGCGGCGTCCATTTATACATACCAATCTTCATCATCACCTGATCTCTAAAGGCAGTGAAGCTAGATGGTATGAACGGACTATTGACCAGTCTGGATAGCGTCCATGCGTCGGTCGGATCATTAGGCGTAGGCGTACCGGTCATCAACCACAAACGTGTATCTGGATTGCGTTCCATGTACTTACGCATTACGCGGTAACGCATTGTGCTGTGGTTGCGTAGCAC